CCCACCAACGGTCTCGAAGGAGGAGCTGTGTTGGCAAAATTTTCTAAGAGAAATACAAAATTTTCATTCTGTGTTTCGCCATAGCCTACATAGTTCCTGCCCACTAGACCCAGACTGGTGGTAGTATCGATCGTGCCGTCATCAAGCACTACCAACTGCACCCCATTAAACTTGTTAATTACATAGGCCATTTATGCCGCTCCTGGTTCATTATGGTGGAAGTACGGTGTCTGACTGCCATGCCCACACACCACCTACTATTTGAAACAATTTGATAATTCTTGTCACAGACACACTAGCTGCTGAGATAGTGGCTGTTGGAAAACTTATATTAGTAATTGCTAGACTTGAACTTCCACTTAAATTAGTCAAGAATGCCGCTGTTGACAGTGATGGAGGCAGCGAATTTATTTCTAAGCTCTGTGCATTGTTACTGATCAAACTACATAAAATTCTTGCATAAGTGCCTGATCTATATTCAGCTACAGGAGCAAGATTGTTTAGAATGTTAGCAACAATATATGTGTTAGATTTTCCATCAGATATATCAATTGAGAAAATCAATGGTCTTGATTCTATTCGATTGTCAGTGTATTCTTTGGTTGCGGCATCTTGAGCAGACGTTGGATCAGCCATACCAGTAATTTTTGGACTTCCAATTAGGGCAACATTTCCTGTGCCGTCTGGTTCTAATTCAATATCAAAGTTAGTTGACACCGTAGAGATTCTGTGATTTTCCAACCTCATCTGTGTGACTGGCGGTATTCCGGGGCCAACATTAAGCACGTTCTGTGTTCCAAAGGCCGTAACTCCCGGAATACTGGTAATTGCAGAACCTAGGCTGTTTCCATCAATAACTTTTGTGCCACCTATATATACCGCCTTGCCTGATGCTAGATTCAATGTTTCAGAAATATCTAACCAATTGCTGGCATTGCTATAAGCAATGATTTTGTCAGTAGTGCCTTTAATGGTTATACCTGCACCGTCAGCTGTGCTGTTAGTAGGGCTAGTGACATCGGCAATAATAATATTTTTATCTTCTACTGTGAAAATACTTGTGTTTAGTGTAGTAGTAGTTCCTTCTACTGTGAGGTTTCCGTTTACTACTAGGTCTCCACCGAGATTAACAGTACTGGACAATATCGTAGGATATAACTCAATAGTTCTTGCATTTGAATTTATTACTATTGCATTTTCTTGAGTGTCAGCTCTGTTAACACTCAAGGTGATGTTTTTGTTAGTCGAAGAATTTGCTAAATTTACGTTACCGTCTGTAACGAAAAACGATCCTTGGTTAGCCGATCCGACGATTAATCCCGCGTCGACTGTGATTTGTAACTGTCCGTTAATTGCGTTGGCAGTATCTGCACGAACGTATGTGGTAGCAGGGGCTCCGCCGAGGCTGTCACTGTTGGTGCAGGTCGCACGTATTTTAAAATTAGCTAGCGTTCCTACATTAAATCCCGGAGCGATGCTACCTGTATATCCGGTAATGGCTATTTTTGGCGAGAAGCTGTCTTTGGCAAATATACCTAACAATATACCATTGTTATACAGACTAGTGATAACTCTAGTTTGATTAAGAGTATCTAGTATAGTATCTACTCTGAGTCCGCTTAGACTCTGTGAACTACTGTAAGAAGGAGCCAACAGTATCGCCGAGGCACCGTCAAAGAAAAACAATTGCTGGCCTACATCGTCATACCATAGATCGCCTGTGGCCAAAGTTGAAGGCTGTGTGCTGGATATTGTTGCAGAACTAACTGGTACAAAACTAATACCGTTATAAACTTTTAATTTTGATTGGCTAGAGTCAAACCATATTTGTCCTCGTAGGGGATGATCTGGTTGTGTAGTGTCGGCAAAGTTTTCTAGTATTTTAACTAGATTTTCGTTGAATATTTCGCCGAAGCCACTGTAATTTTTACCGATTAAGGTAATATCTGTTGACCGATCATCAATTTGACCGTCGGCAACAGTAGCAACAATGGTTCCGTCTGTTTTGTTAATCTGATATGCCATGTTATTTTACCTGTTAGAATGCCGGTGGTCCGGATCTGATTATAAAGTTCATTGATATAAATGGGTTCATCAATCCTATAGCGGTTCCGAGAGTGATCCCTACTGGTTTTTTGACATTGCCGCTGTCTTTGAGGTATTGTGCCTGCCCCGGAGCTGTGGGTCCTAGGCCAGAAGTTGCTAATGGATCAAGCGTTGTGCTTACTGCTACCGCAGCATAATCCTGAGTGGCTGTTGACAAAGTATGACTATGTTCTGGCAAGTTAGACAATGTTAATGCCACTGAGCTGAGGCCCGCTGCACCTCCCAAGATCGTAGCTTGCACGTCTGGAACACGCCCTGCAGTACCTCCGCCGGCATCAACATAAGGACCTGCCGCTGTTGGTACAGTTCCTGCGTTATCCATGTTATCCTTTCCTAGAGCGAATCTACCCCTAAGGTCAGGTAATCTAAATGTATTCACACCTACTAACGCAGAAGATCCATTGTATATAACTCCGATAACGTCAAATAAATCACCAAATTTTGATCTTTCGATTTCTGATCCATCGCATAACAAATATCCATCGGGGGGTGTTCCGCCAGCATAAGGCAATATTGCACCGATAGGTACAGCCAAATCTCCCATGAACACTTCCCTGGTCTGTTTCAGTAATCCCGAACTGGCCAAAGTACTTTCACTAGGTCTGTATGTTAATACAAAATCTCCCTTTTTGCTTCGATTAGGAGATGGTTCATCTTTACCTGCTATGATGTTTGCAGTAAGTGTGGCGTTGAATATTTTAGTTGCGCTGCCTACCTGCCCGTCAAATGGCACTGCTGGTGATATCACATCCCCCGCTAGTTGAAAACTGGTCACCGTACTGAGAGAAGTAGCAGTGTTAGCGTTGCCGCTGATATTGCCTTCTAATACACCCTGTATGGTATCTGCGGTAATGGTTTTGGCACGTATATTGTTAAATCTTTTTAAACCTGTACCTATATCATAGGTGTCTGTAAGTTTTGGTTGAATAGTGTTAGATTGTAAGGTTCCAGTAACATCTATGCCGTCTCCTACAATTAAGTTTTTAGTAATTGCTGCGCCGCCTAAGGTCCGTATACTACCATTATTCAAATTACTGCTGGCTGTAGTATTGATGGATATTAGTGTTCCTGTAAGTTTAAAATTACCAATGACATCTAGCGATTCGGTTGGATTTTCTTGATTTATCCCTACAAGATTATCTATCACTCTAACTATTGTTGCAGGAATTCCGTTTCTGTTAGTCTGTAAATCAAGAGAACTACCTGCTGAAGAATTGTATATGCTATTAGATGATTCAGTCGATAATAACTTAAATGTTTCGTCAACTCCGATAGAAATACCGTTGTTGTTTTTTATTTTTATTTCATAGTCGGTGATGTTTATGGTATCTGACCTAAGAAATATTCCGGCGGCTTTTTCTACTCCGCCTACTAGTAGTGCTTGAGCATTTTTAGCTGTACCGTTGAGTAGGGGTAAAAAACCGCCTACAAAATTGGCGATTTCAGTAGAGTCAGCAGGAGCACTTATGTTTATTCCCGACCTTACTGTAACGAACCCAGTAATTAAAGTTTTAGGAGTAAAGCTGTCTTTGCTTATCACAATCACAGGAATATCAGCAATATAAAATACCAATATAAATCTATCCACGTTGTCAGAATCAGATATTTTTTCTATAACCGGACCGTACCGTAAACCACCCACTGAGCTTTCAGTAGGACCAACTAAAATCCATCGTGTACCGGTGAATATTCGCAGTTGTTGATTTGTGGTATCTACCCAAAGTTCTCCAACCTTGCTGTTTTCTACTGCAGGTTGACTAACACCTTTCTGTATGCCTGAAGCTGCTTTCCATGCGGTGTTGTCCCAGATTTTTAGAGTCTGTGTGCCGCCGGTGCTGTCATACCATAACTGACCTTCTACTGGGTTCACTGGTTGATTTGTAGAAGCAAAATTTTCCAGCAGTGACAAAAAGTTTTCCGCTATGATCTGTCCGTAGCCAGTAACATTGCGTCCGGGAAATGTGAGACTAGTGTCAGTGCTAGAAGTGTTGTCAAATACTGTAATTGGACTTTTGTTTTCGTTATCTGTAAAATTAACTATGTATGGCATGATTATACCTCAGCAAAGCCGGTTAAACTCTGCACACGGATAGTGTAGTCTATCTGCAGTAATCTATTCAAACTTTTTTGCACTGGATGAAATATAACGTGTGTTAGAAGTTTTCCATCTGATGTGTTTGGTCCGAGACCTTTTAATCCTAATTCATCAAAAACAAATTCGCCATTCATATCCACGCTGTTATCAAAGGCTTCTTGATCTAAAGGTTCGCCGTAATCTAACAAACAACTGATCAAAATATCACTGTAGGTAGCACCACTGATATGTCTAATTTCCATCTTGTTTCTGATCGGATCTTGATTTTCAATAGCATTTTGATCCACTACCTTTTGGTAGGTTTGATTATATAGACTAGAGTTTACTCCGACAGTGTTGGGGGTAAGATATGTGATAAGTCCTGTAGGATCTACCGTGGTTCCACCTGTACCAAAAATCATTTGATACACCGTTCCGTAGCCTTGATTGCTTAGACTGTTTACCATGGCTACACTCATATTTTCATAGTGAATAGCATTTCTTTTATCCACAAAAACTTCTTTGGTTTCAGGATCATGGATTTTTATATGTCCCTCAAAGTGAAATCCGCCCGTTTCGTTTGGACGAGCTTGAGGAGTAACTATTTGTTGATCTTGATTGTTTGGCATTTTGATCTCTTTTTGTTCCATCATGTATTTATTCAGGTATAGTGGAGGTCTTTTCCACAATGAATCTAGCTATAGCTGTGTCTGAATATATCAAACTTACACCATCTGTAGCTGTGGTGCTACCCCTAGCATACCAAGTTTTACCCTGTCTTTGTAACACTGTGATTCGAGTACCTGCCGGTAACACAGTGGTAAGTCGTATCTGTGTCGACACACCGTCTACACTGAATTCAGCTTCTTGCATCTGATCTGCGGCCGGGCTGGCAGCACCGTTGGCTTCTACGTAAACAGATTGAGGATCTTTCTTCAGTCTGCGGCCAGCAGCAAACACTTCTATTTGATCACAAGGACCGTAGGTTGTTGGTATAGCATTTCTAAACCACGTACCACTTCTAGCACCCTTTTGAGGCACAAAATCTAGAGGACCGATTAACAATGTACTACCGTCGCTGGTAAAGTCAGTTCTCTGTTGAACTTCATTATAAGGTATCACTTCACGATATCCCACATCAACTACCAATGTGCCCTGAGCATATGTGTTTGCTATAGAGGTTCCCTGGGCACCTCTGCGTAATTGGCTCAATATGTTGCCTGACTTTGACATGTATTCAATGCGTTCACCTTGTATGAACACAACCCCCGGTACATTTCTACTGGCTATTGGTTGGGACAGTTCGGTAGCGTCGGTAACTTCTACGACAGTATCGTAGTAGTTTAATATCTTAGCTAACTTACATTTACCTTTTGAAAATCTGTTGTAATGAAATACATTCAACATGTCTTTATGAATTTCATAAGCCGACGGTAATTTAAAGATATCATTAGCAAAGTTTACAATTTTTATAGTATCTGCAGAGGTTGTGTCTGCTGTGATATACACCACCGCTCTAGGCAAACTCACATAATAGTCTTTGTCTTGTCTTAAACGAAGTCCATTCTTATATACCCACACATAACTTACTGATATTGGAGGTCTTGATAATTGATACTGTACTTGACCTCCGCTGCTTTCATCTTGAATAATATCCATAGATGGATATTCGCCAAACCAGGTAACATTAACTGCAGGATATGTTGAATCGGATATTGTGGAATCTCCTGGGAATCCAAAGTCAAATGCGGAATCTACTGTGATAATATTATCTTGTATAGAGTATTCTGCTCTAAGATCATTTTCAATCTTGATAGTATCGCCGATTGATAACCTGGCTGCGTTAACAGTCAACACCTTGGCAGGCCCATCTAGAGTGTAGTCTACAATAAATGTTCTAGGTATGTTGTTTATTAAAACTTTTAGATTTGCTGGCAATATGCTACCGCCGGGTTCAAGTGGATCGACCCCTAGAGAGAATATATTATTGGTGCCGTCGTAGACAGCATACACTGTATCAGGCCCTTTCAAATATCGACCGTTGGCTTCGACTACTATTGAGCTTAGAATAGAACCTCTAGTCAATTCACTAAAGCCGGCAATATCAAAACTTCGTGTGCTTCCTTCAAAGTAGAAAGTCTGAGAGTTGACTTGTACTAAAGACAATCCCGAACTATCAATATCAGATGCTGATTCTAGGCAGACTATTTTAACTATGTCGCCTATTTGTGGTGTGATTCCAAAATCTACCAAAGTTTTGCCCACAGCATCGACTACATCTGTGCTGTTACGGAATCCCACATCAACCCGTGTACCATTTACACTAACAAATACACTGCTGGTATTGTCATAGTTGGCATTGGTCAAAAATAATCCAGTGGCTCCGTCGGCGGTATAGCTTTGATAATCTAAAATACCAACACCGCCAATCCCTATGCTGAGTATTTCTACGAATTCATTTACCGCCGGAGCAGCCACAAAGTTTATAGTGTTTGTTTCAAGATTAATAGTGTAGTGTGTGTCTATGATTCGCGGTGTGTTAGACACATACACAAACACTGACTTACTTTCTAATACTGTTTGTCCTATGGCAAATTCTGTATCTGTGCCATTGGCTGTTTTTACATTGGATTGAAGTGTTGCTGCACCAGAGATTGCATTGTTGTATACTTTGATTGAAACACTTTCTATGACCTGTCCCGGAACATTTTCTTCAGGGGCCGGAACCACATTAGGATCTATAAATTTGCCGCCTGTGATAGAGATTTCTTCTGCAGTGGTACCAGTAGCTGTGGCATAGGCGCCGCTGATCGACGACAACGACCCTCCACTGAGTTTGGTGTCTAGAATATTTTCGTCTGTTATAACAACTGATCCGTCACTTTCTATAGGGCGGAATATAAGAATATCACCGTCATTGGTACTTAGGTATCCACCGATTTCCACCACGGCATTTACACCATCTCCGACAAACGTTGGCATTTCTGCTGTTGGATTTATTCCGGTGCTAGAGTCTTGTGTCTGTGAATAATTTTCATCATCAACACGTATTGTGATGTTAGTATTCTTTCGTTTGACATAGATGTTGATTTGTTGACCAACAGCTGGAACATACGGTAGTGTTACTGTAGCAGTGCTGCCGTCAGCAACATGATAATAATCCGAACTAGACTCCACTGAATCCCAATTGTCTGTAAACCACGGCAGAGCATCCCAGCCACCAGTAACATCGAATGTAGTGCCTTGGATTCGAACTCCGCCAAAGTCGATGCCTGTCATTAGTTGATTTAGTTCTTTTCCTATCATGCCTGCTTTAGGTGTGTAGGATTGATTGATTCTATTCACTGCATCTAATAACAAAATGTTTTTATCATAGGTCACTGTGATTTCGTCATCTTTAGGCGGGGCTGTATTAAACACCAATTTTCCACGCAATAAAGAATAACTATCAGTGGCTTGATAATACAGATTAATTGTGTATTCACTAGCTAGTACAACTTGTGTTTTTTTAGTTGCGAATGATTTTTGTGTTACTTTAATTTTGGTTCTGTCGTTGGTTGGTGAGTAGTTCAATAAGAATACAGCACTGCTGCCTGTAGCTGTAAATGTCTGTGTCTGCGAAAATGTATTGTAAATTCCGCTGGTAGAAATTCTATCAAATTTTACTGAAACATCAAATGTTCGAACTTGAGAATCACCGATAACTGATATTGCTTTAGCCTGAATAGAAGTAGTAGAGTTTCCGCCCACCAATGTGATCGTTGGTGCCGCAGTGTATCCAGAACCTGCAGTTAGTACCTGTATGCCTGAAACTTTTCCATTAGAGATAAATGCTTTAGCAGTAGCACCAGTACCTGTTCCACTAATCAATACCTTAGGAGCAGTAATATAACCCGAACCTTGTTGATATACTTCTATAGCAGTTACAGTGTAGGCGTTGTTATCCGCCCACCATTTCCACGGATACTGCGATATTTCTGCTGATGACGCATTTACCGGATTAGCACGACCATCAAAGACTGAATATGCCGGAGGCAGATCAAAATCGGCCACTGCCGATGCATATGTTTCTGGTTGGGTATAACGACTGATGTACTCTCTAACTGTGGTTCTAAAGGGTTTGACCTCGTTGATATAATCCTGATAACTTGATAAATTATCATTTTTATAATTCGGCGGGCTTGCTAATGTTCCAATATTATGCGTGGCATTTAGGAAACTGGTTTTGAATACCCAATCTACATATTGCTGTTCGCTGAACACATGTCGTATTGAAGCAAAAAATAATTTGTTCCATTCTATGGCATAGTCACCGATAAACACTTCCTGTTTGATCGCTGTAAAAATATTTCTCAATTCTTTAGAATTTTCAATGTCATATGTCGTGGTATCAAATGCTTGTGTGTTGTCAAATCCAACCCCAGTTATACCTGTGTCATATAATGATGAATTAAGTTGGATGGTACCGTTTTGTCTGCTGACTAATAGGTACCTGTCTAGGAACGACGCAGCAGTGTCCGAGATTTTTTCAAATACTGCCCAGCCACCGGCGGCGTATTCTTTGACTTTTATGATGTCACCGATAGTAATCCGAGCATCAACTATTTCGTAGATGCTGTTAAACTCTTTAATTATTCGAAGATTACTGTTATATCCTGGTCGGATCCAATTTATTTTGCTCCAATATTTGGTTGTATCAAAGGATTGAGATTTACTACGGAAATATACTTTTCGTGAATCATCCCAAGAATATATACTCCAAAAATTATTTAAAGTAGCATCATTGTTAACAAGCACAGAAAAATATCTTACCTGAACATTTATGCTACTGTATTTTTTACCGCGATTAGTTACTACCACAGCAATTACACGCCCTTGGCCATCAATATGGCATACTGCGGTAGCATTGATTCCGTCACCGGATATAGTAATCGGAGGTCCTAGATAAATTCCACTCTGTTCTTGATCGAATAATTCTTTAGGTTTATATCCGTATCCTGGATCTACAATGTCTATGGTATCTAATTCACCATTGATAAGATTGCCTCGTAGAACAGCACGGCGAGTGTTGGTTGTTCCTACTGTCTGTAGATCAATATCGGTGTCTACTGCCACATCATAAAGATTTAACGCAGAGCTAGGCACAGTATCTACACTGTTAAGATTAGTAAAATCTATGGTTTCTGCAAATGTTTCTTTTTGTAAAATATTATTGATATACTCTATAACAATTTTCAGTGCTAAAATTCTATCAACAAACATAGTTTGCCGAGGACGATATTCGATTCCGTATTTTTGTTTAGCCGATAAGGATATATCTGGAATTCTATTACCGGCAATGTCCGAGCCTACAAGACTGTCAATCCATTTATTTTCTAGTTTAACAGAAGGCAAGCTGTCAGCCACCCCCTCTGTGAGCAATTGATATTCGTTGTGTACAGGAATCTGTGATTCTAAATTTTTTCTAATTTGTAGATTTATCAGTGCAGTGTCGGACTGCATAATTGATTTAAAATTGTAACTTAAAAATTTGTCTGATTGCAAAAATGCCACAAATGCAATACCAGTACCTGCGGGATTAGAAATTAAGTTTGCTACTTCGGCTGCTGATCGTTTACGGTCTGCCATGTTAGAAGGAGTCACAGCCTTGCTTCTAACCCAGTAATAGTATAATGTTTCTGAAACTTGACCAGTAGTAGAACTAAAGAAAAATTTCACACTGTAAACATCATTGTTAGGATACAGAGGCTGTCCGCTAACTCCTTGAGCCAGTCCTTCATTAGTGTCAGCTAAGGCTGCCCATTCATTAGGTAATAAAACTGTTTCCACCCATTCGTAAACATCAATGCTGGCGCCTTGAACTATTTGATTCCAATTTCCTATTCTGTAGGCAGAATCTTTTTGTTCTGCGTATTGAAATTTAGCGGTGCTAATATTCCACCATAATTTACCTACATTTTTTTCTAACCAGTTAATCGTAGGGTCTACTACTACTTCTGTTGTACCTACAGTGTATACTGCAGGATCATACGGAGTTTTATATTTTATTTCTTGTTCAGCTATGTTTAATATTTTTCCTCTAGCAGCATCGATATAGTCTACATCTTGTATTTTTACATTTTTAACATTGTCGTATAGTTCAATTTTCTTTATTTTTCTTAAATCAACCAATGGTTGTTGATTAGTTAATACAGTCCAACTTGCGCTGACAGCGTTAGACGTAAACAAGCGAGCAATTCCTTGATAGGTATTGGTCACTGAATTGTTATAATAAGGAGATCCTACCAGCAACTTTGTACCCACACAATCTACACTGTGACCAAATGATTCATCCGCTTTTAAGTCGCTGTCAAGTTTTTCGGTAAGGAAAAATATTTGATCTTTTTTATCAAACACATAGACTCCGCCGGTAAATCCTTGTTCTACATAAAATCGTGTTCTTCTGTTATCGAATGTTGTACCTTCTAATAGATCAAAGTTGACAGGAAATGGTGTTTTAGCATTTCTAGCACCTACAGCGATCTTTGCACTATCTGGACTCACTGACACAGCAAATCCAAAGTATTCGTTGGCATATATTTCGTAACTCTGTAAACGCTGTTTCACACGGTATTCAGTAACTGGCTGATCTAGTTCTAATACATACACAGCACCTTGATCTTGATAATTTACATCTGATCTAGGGCAAGAAACCGCCAAGGTAGTTCCGTTGGAATCCATGTCCATGCTGAATCCAAATTGATCTCCTGTGCTAATAACTAGACCAGAATCGATGTCAGTGAACGACGACAACGAACCAGCGTTGATCATCTGAGTGAGTTCGTAGGAATCGTACTGGGTTTTTTTGTAAACAAAAATTTTACCGCTGGAAGTAGTTGTGCTGTCACCAACTTGCTGCCAACTTGCGCTGTCTGACGGATCTTCATTGTAGCTTCGATATGTACTATCTGGGCCTAAAAATACATCTCCTAACTGGTAGTACTGATATGACTCACTAGGCGATCCACGATATCTAACTGTTTCACCTTCGACGTATTCTACGTCGGCACGCCATAGGCCTCTGTAATTAGCAAAGTAGGCTCCGTCACTGTCGGGTGCGCCTATAACCAGTATACTGCCATCACTGCTCATAGTCATAGAAAATCCAAATTGATCTCCCTGCTTGACTAATTCTGCTTTTTGTGTGTCTGTTAATAAACCTGTGGTAGTAAATTCTAAGGTAGACCCGTCATCTTCTACAGCGATATTTGTAGGCAATGAACAGTGTGTGGAAATGTCACTGACTTTTAGCCAGTTCTGAGAATCTAGAGTTATAGTGCTGCCATCCGAGGTTGACTCATCTAGATTCTGCCATAGATTACCACGAGCAGCTTCACCCTCAGGATCTTGAGATGCTTGCCATACTATTTCACCTTGCTTATATGAATCAAACAGATTGTAGATACCCTTGTACAAAGGGTTTTCCATGTGTGTCCATTCAGTTCCGGTATACTTGATAAGATATACTCTACCTGTGTTATTATAGGCACCTATAGCAGATACTGCTAGATAATATTCAGCTCCATTGGTTCCAATAGTGATTTCTGATCCAAATTTTTCATTATCGGTAGGTCGAGGACTTACAAACGATGTAGTGTTGATGTATCTACCGCTGATAAATTCATATATTGCAACCATGCCCTGTTGATAGTAACCGGGGTTACGTGCTGATGTTTCAGCAGGGATAACTGCGGTGTGCGGCACCCAATCATCAGAATTTATAGCTACCTGAGTACTGCCGTCGCCTAGTCCCACAAAGTTTCCGTTGGGATTTAATGCTCTGTAAAGTCTACCACCATATAGTACAATGTCATTTTGTTCATAGGCTACTTCGGTTTGCCATTCTCCCATGAACCTATTCACCACACCGCTGGCACTAGGCGCGCCGATCACTAGATATTTGCCATCAGGGCTTACTGCCATTTTTTCACCAAACGATCCCAAAGCAATATCATAGAATCCAACAGGAGGTGCTATGATCTGTTTTAACGAAAGACCTGTATCTGTTTCCACATACACATTCACAAATCCCGCACCAGGCATGCTGCTAATCACGTGTTTATTGATATTGTCGTAAACAACTTTAGAGCCTGTAAACAGAGGAGCCGATGTGCCAAAATCTGCTATAGTTTTTGCAGTGTATAATTTATTTTTTTGTACTACTTCCCATTGATTGTTGCCGTTGTTGTCTACAAATATCAGTGATTTGTTTTTCAACAATGCAGCTGGATGTTGATCAACTGCTGCATAGTCAGCAAATCTTGCTGTGGTTAATAACTGAATGTTAACTGTGGTGCTAGAATCCAACTCAGGATCATCTACATCTGCGCTAACCACAACTGTTATAGTGGAATTTGTTACTGCACTGACTTTGAAAAATCCGGTGAGATTAACGATCTCACGGAATCCTACATAATCATCGACTGCAACTGAATGAGGCCTGTTCAGTGTTAGAGTAACTACAGTGTCATCTACACGCACTGCTTCAGTAACATATAACAATGGAGATTCATTGACTCGCAGTATCTGCCAGGTGTCTTGATTAAATGTCACCCATATGTGATCATTCTCATCGACTGTGGTTATGTCTAACGTGGTCAGCTGATCCATTGCGCCAATCACATGTTGATACTGCCCCGAACTAATATAGCCAGCAGTTAATTCTGGTTCTAGATCCACTGTGGTAGGTAAAATATCCGTGACGTAAGGAATTAAAGAAATTGTAAAATCATTAGCTGTAAATCTATAATATTGATCTAAGGCATTAGGTGATTCGCTACTGGTTACTAGATGCGGCTGTGGATTTAATTTAAATCTATTTTTTTCTAGTTGGATTTCAATTTCTGAAAATTGATCAACACCACCGACTTGACCTAGTCTAAAGGCCCATTCTTCATTGAGTACAATACTGTCGGACCCCGATCTGCTGAGCTTGTTAAAGATCTTTGTCAAGCTGTTTGCGGTGCCTTTTTCTCTGATAAATCCTTGATATAATTTAAATTGGCTTACGGAATCTTCTGCAAGATTTTGTAGATAATCTCGTTGTTGGTATCCTATGGCATGTCTAGCTAATTCTCGTTGACTTTGATCTAGTCCTTGGGACGAAGTTTCAAAATAATCGCTGAATTGTTTTATCTTATAATCAAAATTCGACACTAACTGTTTGACTGGTTTTGAATCTAGTTTAGACCAGTAGGCATCATTGAATGTTTCTGTGCCTAATTGATTTATTAAACTGGTCCAATCGTAAGATTTATAAGATACAATATCTCCTAGCCTATAATCGTTGAAAGGTTTCCAGGTCTGTATATCAACGTTATCAAATATAAATCCAGGACTTGTATAATCACCGTCCCAGTCTACTGTACGGAAGGCCCGCATTTTAATACGACCTTGACGATATCCTGTAGGCTTGTCATAGATAATATCATTAAACACTGTACGGTCATCAAATACAGTGACGTGCTCTTTTATTACATAATGCAGTCTTGCATAGTAGATGCCGTCAGTGGTATTTGTGGTTTCTATCTTGAGATTTTGAAAGCTTCTGTTAACATTTAAAAATCTCGGAGCCAACGGTTCACCGTCTCCTTTTAGAATCTGATAGTCATAGAATCCGTCTAATAGATTATCTGGTGTTCCTATTGGTACTGAAATTTCTAATTTTTGTGCGGAGGGGCTCAGAGCAATAATAGCCCCCGGTTCCCAATTATGCTTGGTCCAGAACATGAACTCTTTAGCGGCACTGAGCCAGTCTTGGCTGGTAGCATTTTGAGGATCGTAGCTATCAAATACAATTCCCTGCGTTTTCAAATAGCTTTCATAACCCAATAGCAGATCCACTACTTCTTGTATGCTAGTCAACAGTGTTCCGTAGCTGATCTGTCTTACTGATAAGGTGTTGAACACACGTCTGCGTTGAGCTTCTATTGCTCCTATTTTAGGTACATCACCTAGTTTCTGCCATTGGCTACGATCAAAATCTCCTCCACTTCGATGTGTTTTTAATGCACGATAAAAATTACTCTGATATCTTACCAACGTACCGTTGTTGTAATTTTTGTCTTCGATCCAGTCTGTGAATGATTCACTAACACCCCCTACAGAGATCACAGGGTCTTTGCTACTAGTTTGAGCTAGATGATAATTAAAGTAAGGATGAATGTCATCATACCCTGCTACTATCCATCCGCCTCCAGATTTTTCTAACCTTACTCCACTGTAACTTACCGTAGTAACCGGACTACTGACATTGAATATAATGTCATAATTTTCTGCAGGAATAAAAATTCCAGAACTAGTAGCTGCAGGGTTTTTAGAATCTAATAGATATTTCTGTTGTTGTTGATCAACAAATCCACTCATTCTAAAACTAAGAGCTACATCTAATTTTTCTATTTTAATCTGTAGGCTATCTTTATCTAAACCTTGAGATTTTGTATAACTGGTCAAATACTTTACCAAGCCCACAGTAATAGAATCTGTTACATAGGGAGCAATATCAGCAATCGTTGTAAAAAGACTTGTTGTCGAATTTACATATTGATCTAACTTGTTTTTTATGATTCTCGATCTATCAAAATTGTCAGGTATGTATTCAAATGGTTTCATTAAACACATAGCAGTAACTATTGCAAAAGGCCATTCAGAACTAGATCTCCATGCATATTCTACCGGACTCACATCCCCTAACACAAAAGGACCTCGGTTATTGATCAACGAAAAATCCTGTGCTAGGTTAGAGTCCAACGGACTTAACAGTTTGCCGTCTCCATCTACCGGTACATGGTTAATAAGACCTGGACGCTTGTATCTGTTATGTCGACCTGCTCGAACTCCTTGGCGAATAATACCAGCTTCAAGGTCTTCCCATAAAATTAAGTTATTACTAGTATACGGTGCTGATCCATACTCTTCTTGCCACCAATCAGGTTGCTGACTAAATCCCAGCATTTCCCAAGGACATCTATGAGGGCGATCTGTATCATAAAAATGCTGATACACCCCTCTCCACCAACCAGGAATATTTTTAGTTTTAGTAGGATCTGACATATTCGAATAAGTGTAAGTGAATGAGTTTTCACTGTCGAAGTATTCATTTAGGGTGTAGTTGATATTGGTGTTTTGAATCCACTTGAGAAAATCCTGTACTACAATACTATCTAACTGAGCTTTAGAATATTCACCTACGCCGTAGTATCCGGCTAGTATTTGATCTATGTCAAACACAGCAGTGTCATATTCCTGCTTGATATTATTATAGATACGTAATTCAAGTTCCAGTAATAGGTCATCTCTAAAATCGTTGTAGGCTGTAGTGATACTGCCATCGTGGCCTTGTATCACATATCTAGGTTCTTGATATGTGTCATCAAGAAATTTCATTGGGGTGTATTTTTTATACAATCCCATAGTTGTAGGGGTTGGAGGAATATGGTTGGTTGCTGTACTTAGATATTCTCTTATCTCAATAACATCACCCACCAATATTGACTTTGATATTCTTACAAAACTAAATGTAGAATCAAATGTATAGTCTTGAGAATTTATCAATTGCACACTGTTTTTATAAACATACACAGCTCGTGTGCTTGGTGTTTTTAGATCAAATGGTTGTGTTAGAGAAAATACTGTGATTCCTGGGTCTTCAACTGTTGTTTCTAACACAGTGTAGGCACCGGCTCCTATCATATCTGAATCAGAAAATGCATTTTCTGATGTTTTCACTGCGGTAAGACTATTAATGATATCATCGACAAAATCAACTATGCTATCATTGAAATCAATTTCAACCGCCCTTTGTAAGAAATTGTTTTTAAAATCTGTGTATTCTTTTTTAGCATATTGAATAGATTTTATGATATTGTGAGACTTGTCACACAAGGACATCACAGCCAATGGTGTGTTACCGCTGTGTTTTAAAAATCTCTTGGCGAAAAGTCTGTAATCTTCAAGATCTCTTAGATTGCTAGCTCCTGGTAATTTTCCTGTAAATTCGGTATCCCATTCTATCGCGCTGGCAATATGATCAACAGCCTGTCCAAGAGTAAACGATTCAATAGGTGTGTTAAAAGGATTTTTTTCTAGACCAACTGGAATTTCATAGAAACCTTGATCGGGTTCAATATCTGTAATAAGTTTTACCACTACAAGATCGTTTGCTGCAAATATTTTATTAAACACAAAGGTACCACGATTTCTAGTCCATGTGCCGGTATATTTTTCGCCGTTGACGTAGAAATTTATTTCAGGTTCAACAGTTAGGCTTTCCCACTGTATTGTGTTAAACACCAATGTGTCTGTGGCATTTTCTACCACTTGATTATCTATTATAGGTTGTAGGTATTTAGAATTTAATTGTTGCCATCCATTAGCATATCCATTAGATCCAAATCTATAAAAACCTGTAGATATTTTTTTCTGCACAGGGGATCTATTAATGGTATAGCGAAATATTTCAGTATCCCAATTCCAATTAAATTCTATATCACCGATATTATCTATGTTGAGATAACTGATCTTGAATCCTAGTTCTTTGTCGATTCTAGCGGTACCTGGCTTGTAACTTAATATCGGTGACCCAGTAAATTCAGTGTCTGCGTATGTGCCACTATCACCGAAACTAATTTCGTTAGAATCATAGACATCGAACATCGGTGCTTGATTCACCGCAGTTTTAGGTTGACTAGCTACCCAATCAGTTCCATTGTAATGGAACATCAGCCCTTTGTTTACTGTTCCTCGTCTTACAGTAACACATTGCCCTAGTATCGATTCAGTGTCATCACTTTCATTTAGATGGATTTGAGACACTCCATTATGGTTGATAAATTCTACTGTGTAAATTTTGTTATTAACTAATTTATCGTTGTCTGCTACTACTAATATTCTTGCACCCTCGAATATAAATTCACCGTCTATGTTGTATCCTCGAGATCCTTCGATAATAGAAAACACATCAGTGGTAGCAGTGTCTATGTAATCCACAGTCTTTTTAGCTGTAGATCCGTGATTAAATAACTGTAGTCCTGCGCGAAATTCTATAATCGGACGTTTGGCCCTGGCAGTTTCGTTAGCTGGAAAATCTTGACCTCTTAATTGATATGCTTTTTCTAAGACAGACCTATGGAACCAACGATTGTATCTACTCCAAGGATTATTATCAACACTGTCTCTAGCAATAGTAATGTAGTCTTTAAATGCAGCATACTCTGTAGCATCATCAAAAGGCTGCGTATCAAAGCCTTCGTTGTCAAACAACACTTCAGGAACTTCAGTGCTGAGTACTGGCACTACAAGATCACTAAATCTGGTCAAAGTTATAGCTGTGCCTGCCCCTTCTACTAGCCACGAATCTCTTGCATATATAGCAGGTGATATGTTGCCTGAAAATTCAACAACCATACCGTTGCTGAATTCTATTCCATTGCCGCTGGTATATGTAGTTTTACCTATAATCTCTATGTCTACATTAACAAATGTATTTTCTTCTATATCTGCAATAATAAATCTACCAAATGCATCCGGAGTTATTTTACTTTGATAATATAGTGTGTCGGGAGCGTCGTATGGCACTACAAATGTCAAAGTACCATTTTCAATACCGTTGTTAGTGACTCCGTTGCTGTAGTCTAATGCAGAACCTTCGCCAGCAGGTTCTACATACTGCCAATCTTCACTATCTATAGTAATTGAGCTGGTGTCAAAACTAGTAATATCTCTAACGGCTCGCCATAGTTTTGAATCATACACCACAAGGCTACCTTGTGCATAGCTTCTGTTAGGTTGAAAAAGTAAACTGCCTGTGTCAAAATTAGTGCGTATTGCAAAACCCTCAGTAGGAGCATTGACTCTAAATTTGTAGGTCTGTCCTCGATAAAGAGTCAGCGTGGGATTATTAGTGTATGCATCTGGAGTGAATACAAATGAATTTTTAGTTGTACCTAATACTACCTTGTAAGTGCTGTTGATAACCGCACTCTGACCTGTGATAGTGATGCTGCGTGGTCCTAATGGTTCCCAATAATATTCTCTATAGTTTATGAACTTGTCCCAGTCAATGGGAGGATCCCATGTATAATGTGTTTGACTGGTTACTTTGTCGTCTCTTTCAATGGAATTTCCAAAGAATTTCAATTGATTTTTGACATCGATGTAATCATAGAAATTTTCTATTTTATCGTGATTTTTAAATATCACTCCGGGTTCAAGTTGGTAGCTGCTACGTAATGTGCCATCTGTATCAACATACACATCTTTACCGTTATAGGTTTTGTCATATCTACGTCCAACATAACCTACTACCTTGTCTAATACGCCCGGCTGTATTAATGGATCAACTACCGCAGATAAAAATTTATCGTTAGCAGGAGTTTGAAAAATTACTGGTAGCAGCTCTACTGATCTGCGTATAGGTAGTTGACTGTTAGGAAATTTATCGGCCATATTAATAAGTTGTTGATACTATAGAGTTAGTACTGGCACCTATTTCAGATGCAGTAATGGCAGAGACGATTTCTATATCGTCTACTGTGGCTGCGCTGATCAGTATTTCATCTGATCTGCTTTGTATTTCAAAAAGACTGCCGAATGATTGGTTGGTTTGTTTTGGTACTATTACAATATTAGCAAGATCCGGAGACACTGTGTTTAAGATATACGTGGTTAATTCACCCATATAGAACCGGTCACCGAAGTCCCAATTGTTGATATCAAAGAAAGTATTGATAGCAGTGATTACTCTAACTTTGAAATCGTTGTCATTAATTGAACGGTTTTGATTCTTAACAATCTTAAACACTGCCTGTAGCTTAGGATCTGCTTTAGATCCAAACAGTACTTTGTATTTCACAGGATGATATATAATATCATCGCTGATAGATTTGATCAACGATAACGATGTGCCGAAGGTTGTTCTCAATGCGTCACTAGTAGGTACCACTGGTTCGATGTCAGTGCCTCCTGCGAGATATATTCTATAACTTTCATCGTAGGCTCTAATTAACAAGTATATGTCAATGATATTGCTAGTAGAAGGATCAATCCTTCTGTCTACACTGGCGTTATGAATATATTGGAATTTAAGATTTCTTCTACCAACAACTGCTGTATATTCGTTGGCAATGTCCAAGGTGTTAGTAGTTCGATTTACTCTTTTAACAATACTTTCAGCAGAGTCATAGAAATATATCAACTGTTGATCGGGGTATGTCACAGTATCATTGAAAGTTATTCCAGCCTCTTTTTGTCTGATTAAAATTAAATCATTTGAGTTATCTATAAGTGTTTTGATTTCTGTTCCGTAGACATCGTTTGAAGCTAAGAAAAATAAGAAATTTAAATCTTGATCTAACCCTACAATGTTTTCAAATGATTCGGGATTATCAACAACACCGTCGTCATCAGCATCTCTAAAACTTAATTTGATTTCGTTGGTGCTTTCGTAACCGTCGTCGAACTTTATTGTGTCGCTGATTTCAAACGGAACGTCTTGTTTAAGTTGGGTGATAAAATCCTTGCCGGTGTTGATTCCCAACACTGAGATCTGGTCTTTAACTACTGCGCCTACTTGATCATTGTATTGTTTCTCATTACTGTCAAAATAAAATCTATTCTGTTGAATACTACCAAAGATATACGACTGCTTTCTAATTCTCACTATGTAGCTGTCGGGCTGCTTAATTAAAGCTACTACCCAAGAACTGTCTATGTTGGTATTAGTGGTATCTCCGGCTTTACCTAGAGTAAAATCATTGGTTAGATTTAAGTTGCTAGCAGTGATCAATTTCCATTGAGATTCTGTAATCTCGTATCTCAGTCCAAAAGTTTGATTATCAAACACTTGGTTAACAATTTCAGTTTCAAGTGCAACTGGTAGGTCGCTGACAAATCTTGGCACGATGCGCTGAGCCACAGCGCCTGTGGGTACTAGATCGCTGAGTGTGATCGGACCAAGTCCTTTGACATATGTTCCATCGCCGGTGATCTTGACAATTTTTGTCCATATGTAATCTGTCTGTTCAGCATCGCTAATGTTGGTCGCAACTAATTTTCCTTTTTTAAATTTAAATCCAGTAGGTGGAACAAATTTTACTGCTGCATTAACTAATGCATATTTTAAATTGCTGGTAGAATAGTCGCCAACCTTGAGTTGAGAATTATCTACCACATTTTTAAAATATCCTGTGCTGGTAGATGTAGTCACAGACTGCCATACCGTATTAACGTCTGTAAATAATATCTTATCAAATTTTGTAAAATAAAAATTATAAACGTCGGTCTCTAAAAAAACCGGTTCTACACTGCGCCTAATAAAGTTAATGATATCTATTCTACTGGTAAATTTAAATGATAGCACCGATTCATCTTCTTGTTTGTAAAGATATCCGTCGTCACCAAATACATTGATACTACTGTATTTTCCTGTGGCATCGATGATGTCAAAATTTCTGCTGATACCGCTGGATGTTCTATTCACTGCTTTAATTTTTACAATATTCTGTGAACCCAACAATGGTGCAAGATTGTAATCTTCTGCGGTGATCATTCTATTTTGAGTGTAATACACTGCCGGAGCATTGGCACGTATGTTGTCTATGTCTTCAGAAGCTGCAGAATTAGCCACCGTGTTTTGCAAGGCCAATCCAATGGTCAGGGTGTGTTCAACATTATTTTTGTTTCTGTACAACACGGAAATATTGATGCCTCTTAATTCGTTAGGATATATGGTATAAGATAGACCATTGCTGGTTCTATAAAATACTCTAAAAGATCCCTGTGGCAAATTGCCGTAGACTCCGTCTGCAAACACAAGATCTATGTTGTCATCTTCTTTGGTGTTAACAGCATAGATGTTGCGTATGTCTTGTGTGATGCTGTTGTAGGCAATGTTGTTACCTACCAGTGATGAAACTTTGGTCCATTCTTCAAGTTGTGCGCCTTGTGAGTTCAGGGAAAACAACCACACATCGTCATTGTTGATGTTACCTGCATCAACAGCAATTTTTTCATTAGTAGTAGGAACATCTACTCTGAAATCTGCCAACTCTAGTGAACCTTGTTTGAACTGAACAAAGAATCCTGTGTTGGCACTACCCGGTCCAGATCCATCGTTTTTGTAGATGAATCCCAATTGATTGCCGGGGACCGGTGGTTCTTCGTAGATGTTTTCGCTGTTTTTAAAAGCGGTGCTGACTATTTCAAAGCTCATGTTTCTACTGGCCACCGTCTTGGAGAACGAGAACAGCGGTACATCTGCGCTAACTGTGCGGAATCTATACTGTTCAGTGGGAATCCCTTGGATGATGGCAGAACCCTGGCTGCGGCCAAATTCTGTGTTGTCTGCCATTGCACTGTTCAACACAGTGAGAAACTGTTCTAACCAGTTGGCATTAGTAGGATCGTTCCAAGTTATTAACTGTTGCGCTAGATTTTTTCCGTTGCTGTCTATGAGGGTATCGGTGGTAGATACTGAAACAAACTTTAACAGTCCGGTTGACGCCACTGTGCGTTTGGCATTGTAGCTGAGCATGCGAGCGATACGCAACACACTTTCTTTGGTCTCAGCTAATTCAATAAAGTTTTCACGACTGGCAAGATCTATGCGGAATGCCAGGCTTTGCCCCAAGAACGCCACAGCATCTATCAAAGCCATATATTCCGAAGATTCTACGTAGTCATTAAAATCCTCTGGGTAGTTTTCGCGTAGATAGGTGATGATAACCCTGCGCAGATTTTCAAAGTCGTAGCTACGGAAATCAGCGTTTTTAAAAGTCTGATATATCCTGGTCCAATCTTGATTAAGTATGAGATTGTTTTGTCTGCTGGTTGTGGTCATACCAATATTTACCCTTAAAAATAATATGCTTAGTTAATTACGTTACTGGTTCTGTCAAAGTTCAAAGTCATGCGTTCATTGATGTTAAAAGGAATATACACCAAATCTACTTGAATACGCATGCCTTGATCTGTGCTGTCTATGTTGATTTCAGCAACTGAGAATCTAGGATCATAGTTTATTATGGCTTCGACATCTTTGGCTATGATTTCTTTGACATCAGGAGTGAATGGTTCAAACAACATATCCCAGATCACTGTGCCAAAATCTGGATTTTCTAATTTCTCCCCTTTACGGATATAAAAGTGATTGATCAAATCCTGTTTAACAAGATTGATATCGTATAGCTTAAAGTTCTTGTTAGCTTCGCTGGAGCTGAATCCTTTGTAGGTAAATTGACCTTGATTCTGCGTCACTGTAGCAGAACGTTGTGCTGCTGTTTGTTGATTGTATAGTCTTGTTGCCATGATTAAGTATTCCTATCTGTTTTGTCTGGTGTGAGCAACTCTGGTGCTCGATGTTCATGTAACACCCATGGTTCGTGCATAGGAATACGCTTCATAAAACTTTTCACTATGCCTGCTTGATATTTCTTGTCCCAACCTGCAGCCGAACTCGTAGCAGGATTATCACGCAGATCGTAGGGTTTAACAAAGTCTGCAGCCGCAGCAGTTTCTGCATTATTAGGTCCGTTGAGATTGATTTTAGTACCGTTGATCTTGACTTCTGCACTGCTACCGATGCTGATGTCTGCTGTGGAACTGATCTTTGTTTCTGCTGAGCTTGCTATGTCAAGATCATTTTTAGTAGATATTTTGGTTTTGGCTCCTACTAGTATGTCAAGATTAGCACCCACTGTGAGCTTGGCATCTGCATTGATCAGGAACTCCATGTCGGTAGCTATTTCCACATGCCATTTGCCTGTTTCAGTTCTCATGTTTATATTTCGGCCAGCTTCTAGATTTATATCTCGAGCGGCACGTATGTTGAGATCTTGTTGGGTATGCACACTGATACTGTCTTCGGCAAAGATATCTATCTTGCCGTTACTAGTAAGTTCTATCCATGTGGTTCCTCTAGCATTGGCAATGTAAATCAAATCTTCTGAATTATGCATTAGTATCTGATGACCAGTTCTAGTTCTTACTCTAAAATATTCACTGGCTGGAATAGTGGCAGATCCTGCATCACCTTTTTTCTGATTGGCAGGATCTAATAGATCAATATATTTTACCGGACCCTCAGCAGCTGATGTTGCTCGATGATACCGATCATTACCATCATCCATGACAAATTGTGTGCCTCCCAATCTACTCACAGGCACAGTTGCTTGGCTATCTGCCTTGCCTATTTTTTGTTTTTTAGCACCCGTTCTACGATCAAGCGGGCCCGGAGTGCTGATACCAAACACCATACTAGGAGCTTCACGTCTCGGCGAGCTGGTGTTGAATCCTCGAACATCATCTTCTAGTAGGCCCTGTTCGAGGAATCTATCTGCTATAGGGT